ACTGATCCATCCGCGGAACGATTGGTTCAATAAGATCACTGACCTTCTTCTCGCCCGCTTTGACACCAATAACATGTTTCGCGTCACCTGACCCTTCACCGCGGACGGCGTTGATGAGCTTTTCGATTTGGTCACTGTCCACCATGTCTGAGTTATATAGAAAGTAGTCGAACACAGACGTTCGCATTCGCTTCATTTTGCGATTGATGTCATTGATCGCATCTTGTTGATCCATGTAGTATGCAGTTTCGCCTACAGCGACCGTGCCGCCGGTGGACATCGTGTAACCGATAATGAAATACGGGAAAAATCGACTGATCACCAATGGATCGTCCCATACCCACAACGGCCACGACCAATCGTCACGCTGAAATAGCATAACGCGACGTGCCACCTTGTCCCATACAATATAACACTCGGTCGTATACATGTTGAGATAGGCCGTGCGCTCGTCGTCGGTATGATGCGTTGACTGTGACCCTGATTCGATAGCTTGTAAGACTAAACCGAGTCCGTCATCACGCCGTCCATCTGCCGTGTTAAATGCAGCCTTATGCGTCGGCTTATAAACCAATGTACGTGCGCCTGCAGACGTTTCCTTGATACCGCCATCGTTGCCGACAAGGTTATTCGAGTTTGAGTCATTCTGAGTCGCTGGGTCCGGTATAGTGTAACGCTCTGTCAACATCGCTGTGGACAAGAAACAACGTTCAGCCATCCAATCCGCGTCGCTGCCATCTTGCTGTTCAGCATATGGATCGATGATAAGATTATGCGGAAGCACATTACAAAGCGACGGGCCGGATGGTTTCAGTACTTCCATTGATAGTTCAAGTGCTTCAAGCTTGCCGTAGATCAGTTCGACTTGTTCTTGAGTTTTCGCCGATGCAAGTTCGTCTGTTAACGATTGCATCTGTTGAACAGCAATCTCCCGCGAGTCGTTTTTCTTCGTCCAGTCAAGTTTCAGAACGCCAAAATTGGTAAGCAAACCGACACCAACGGCCTTCTTAATCTTGGGCTTCGCATTAAGACCGTTTTGACCTCGAATAAGAGTATTGAGAACTTTTTCGAGCGACTTGGTAAATGGTTCTTCAACTTCGTCGATTGTACTACATGTGACATCGGGATTTTTGCTGTAAACCGCAGGCAACATAATGTTAAGATTGGAAAACATAATGTTTTCCGTGCCGTCACCACGCTTAAACAGTCCGCGTGTGGACTCGATGGACTTGTTCTGATTGTTATTGTAATACTTAAACACTTCATCCCAAATGATCACAACTTGTTCGTATGCAGCGATAGCAGCAGTAACCTTTTTCTCCCACAACTTACCAACGGAAGAGCTTATTGCGATACGACTACCTTCGTAAATACGATAAACTGGCGCCGGTTCCGTTGACTTCGCAACACCTTGATCGCCAACATCATTCGTGTCAACGTTGAACACGTCAGTTGCATCGACTCCGGTCGGACCTAAATCATCGCCACGATCATAAAAATCTGACATGAGTTTGACTCACACTGAGGGGTTTCGCCGACCCCCGCCTTCGCGAGGGCAAGACTTCACGCTCCCGATGACCTATCGCCCATTTCTACTTCATGCCATTGCATCCATTTCTTAGGCAATGCTTCTTTCGGCGTCACGATTTTGCTCACGTCTGGCAAATACGAAAGCATGTATTTCAACGTATTCATTGCATGATCGTTCGTGTCGGCTGGCTCGTCGATACGCTGACCCAATGGGTTTTGTTTCCAGTAATACGTATTGAATTCATCCTGAATAAAAGGCAAATCGTCACAAAAATAAATCAATGGCCCAGGGTCTTCGCCGGTGATGATATGCGGTATTCCCTTCCGGCCATTCAGATACGAGTTTACTTTGGCGATACCTGTAACAATATCGTTACTTGCCGGCCGCATCCACAGTCCCATCTCCTCGAACAACTTAGCGATAGTGCTGCCTGTCTCCCGCAGTCCTGCGACAACAACCTTTTTAAAAATAGCTGGGTCTGCGTGAATGCGTCCGTTAAACATAAGCATTCCTGAGTATTTGGCTCGGATGCGCCTAATTTCATCGGGCTGTTTGTCATATGAAAAGTCCGTCTTGTAGTAACCGTCGAGCACTATTACTCGACCCATATGGTCCACGAAAGCCAGCAGATAACAACTTGGTGACACGATACCAAAGTCGTACGCCTCGATAACTTGCACCTGGACGTGATGCAGAAGGCAATCTGCTAAATAGTGTTCAGCATCTTTGCGTGTGAGAGTATGAGTCACGTGGTCATAGTCTGGATGGACAAGACCCTCGAACGCTACCCATTTGCCAAGTAGATAGCGGTCACGCATTTGACCCTTGAATGTCGCTTCAAGGGTTCTGATGTAGTCATCGCTAAGGTTACTCTTATTAGCATACGTATCACTTTCGAATAATTCCAGAATTGGTAATTTCGTATCTTCATATACAAGTAGCTTTTCAGTGCGCTGTCCGGTTTTCAGCCACAACAAATACGGTTGCACAAGTTCTTTATAGAACCAATTATGTGATGGATTCGCTGTGAGCATAACCCACTGCGGGCCACTTGATGGCATCGACTCGTCGTCTTCATCGGATTGGTAAGGCGTGTCGCCGCGTAAACGGCCTAACAAATCTAAGAAGTCCTTATGTATGATCCCTGGGTCTTCAACCTGATCGACCCCAATCCAGTCGTATGTAGCAGAAAGAAGATTGCTCGTTGAACTCCCGTCATCTCGAGAACGTCCACGCTGCGATATGTAACGGAAATTTACGATACTCCCGTTGTGCATATAGCAAGTGTTATCCTCTTGTGTTGGTTTCTTTTTGATCCACGATGCGGGACACCATTTGAAAAACTCTCTACGAAGTGTGTCGTTGAGTTTAGGATATGTTTCACGAGCTAGCAGGCCATTGGAACCTGGATAGTCCTTGACCAGCTTAAGTGCCTTCACTGACAACGCTGCGGTCTTACCATTCGCAAACGCCCCACCAAAAATCTGTACGCGCGCTCGGCTCATGTGGAACCGATACTGCACAGAACCTTCGATGAGTTTGTAGTTAGGCATAAGTTTGGTTCCTGGTGTGACTCACACCTAGCGACGGACGTTGGTAACAACTTGCCATGAATTGGCTAGCGGACTCATTGCCTGGTACACAACTCCGGCAGCTGAGTCAAGATACCGCTCACCAGCATACATGGGGACGACGGCCGCAGGAGCACCACCACCGCTACGGTTGAAGTGATCCCACGGCAAGTCCTTCGGATTATTCCCGCTCTTGTCTGTTACAAACGTCATTTCATTTACTCCGTTGGGGCGTCATCGACGAGAATCAAATCGATGCCACCGGCCCGTAATGCTGCAAACTCTTCGCCTGTTAGCAGTACCTTGTCGCCGACAGCGGCAGCTTGGTAGTCGTCATCGCTATGATCGATAGATGTCTCCGGGTCATACTTAAACTTCTCGAAGACTGCACCTTCAGTTAGCACGTAGCACTGTACGTGACCCCCTTTCGTTCGCTGTGTGTTTCCAGACATGACACTTACTCCTTTCGGTTTGACTCACACTACGTACTGTCATCAACGGAGATTCCGTTGACCTCGATATGCGTATCATCACCTTTCATGATAACGATACGCAATTCGTTCTGCTGCTGATTCACTCTCGCAGCTTCATCCTTTGGTCGAACACCAGCGCGATCCAATATATCAATACCAGCACGAAGTTTGTTCGACTCCTTTGTGCCGTTGACCATAACATCGTGAACGGTGTCCAACGCAGCGTCGGCGTATGATGCGATCCGTGCCGACAAGAGTTTCGATCTTGCGTTAACAAACTCGTTGGACACGATATCAAAAGTTTCGGCATAGGCTGCATGGCTCCGTATCGATCTCACGTCATGCACTGTAAGGGTAAGTAGTTCGGCGATCTCTCGATCAGACAAACCAAATACCGTATACACGAAAACAACCGCAATCCCTTTCAGGATATTCGGCTGGCCTGGTAGTTCCTTGATCGTCCGTTTCCTTACCGGCCGATAAGCCTTCGCCTTGGATTCGGTCTTGGCATCTGCTTCCGGTCGTGCAAACATACGTTCCGGTTGAATGACTCGACCTTCGGCGGTCACGTATGGATCGCCATCGATAGCGAGAGTACGGGAGACTGGGGTTGTTGAAGACTCCCGCACCCCGATTGAAGGCTGTTTTGCCGCAACAGTCCTCAATGGCTTTTTTGGTTTTGTCGTCATCGATTTAGCTTCCTATGTCATCGATATCGGGAACACACGTAAGCCAATGATGACGAGCATCACAAACAAGAGGAAGCCGCCACCGATACCCCAACCCAAACCCCCTGGCTGATTTAATCGAGGGTAATACGTAACACCCCCGAATATAATCATCAGGAACAGGCAGAGCCAGTACAAGATGTTGAGAAGACTCATGGCGTTTCCTCTCATTGGTTTGACTCACACTGCTAACGGTCGTTTCACCGACCGAATGGACTTCCATCCTTATTCGGCGGCGGGTTTGCACCAAACGTTGTCCGCGTCGAATATGTCAGCAAGTCGTTCAGCGTCTCGGTTTGGTCGGCGGCTGTCGTTGCCCGATTGACCAGATAGTTATTGGTAATCGAACGCTTACCACCAAGTTCAACCGATGGATCGATCGTCGGAAATTGTTTCGTTGCAGTCGCACCCGGAGCAACACCATCCAACGCACGTAAAATTTGGCGAAGCGGCAACATTGTCTGCCGTCCAAATCGCCTTGAGATGTTGTTACGGGTCGAGCCTCGTCCGCTGACTTGCGTCAATTGCACAAGGCCAAACGAATCACCGAACAATCCACCCTTGACGTTGGCAACCGCGCTAATAGTCATGCTGCGCCTTCCTTCCTCTACGTTGCGATGGTTCCTCTGGTGGCGGTGGAGGTTGACCAAAGAATCCAGCCTGAGCGTTTGGATCATTCGGATCATTCGGAGCATTCGGATCGACTACTTCCTCCACCGGCGGAGCCACGTGCCATGGAATCGTCGCCGGATCACGCACCTTCCCTTGTGCCGCCTTTTCTTCTGCCGCCGCAAGTCTCATTTGCTCGCGTTCCTCAGTGTACCGCGCCAGTTCGGCCTCACGCTCTTCCTCGGGGAACGTTTCCAAATGTCGCTTCATGTTTTCAGCATCGACTTTCTCTTGCTCCACCCTTAGGTGAGTCGCAAGTTGAGCACTGCGATCCAAGTCGTATCGCCGCGAGTCGGTTGTTGGCCCTCCGTGTGGCTCGAACACGTTCCCAATAACTTCATCTGGCTCATGTCTTGCAGCAGGCGCTTCCATTTGTCTTCTCCGTTGGCTTGACTTACACCGTGTCGATGGTTTGACTCACACTGTGCTGGTTACCGCCTTACTGGTCCTGGGGCTGGTCCTGTGGCAGACGGCGTCGGCACTAAAGTACCTTCGTTCGGAATACCGATCACGACCCAACCCGTTACCGGAGTCCAGGCCGTCTTCCATTCGATCCTACGCTCCGGCTGTCCACCCGCTGGCGGAATAGTTGGCGGTAGATTCGGCGGCAGCACTATTGGGTGTGTCGGATGGGGCGGATCGTATGGGCCTCCCCATATCCCAAGTGGCGGCTGCGAACCTTCCGGCGGAATGTAAATCGGCGGTGTAGGAACTGGCCTACCGCCAATCGGCACACCATAACCCGGATCGACTGGCCTTTCAGGAATACCATAACCGGGATCGCCAGCTTGACCCCAATTACCACCACCACCAGGAGCAATCGGATGCGTCGGCCGTAGACCACTTCCAGGACCACCAATACCTGGCGGATTGTAACCAGGATCGACCGGACCAGATGGCCCCTGAGCCAACGGCGTAATCAAAGCGAGAAAAGGTTGTGTCATTTCATTACTCCATAGTTTGACTCAAACCGAGTCGGGGCCTTCCAAAAGCGGTGCTCGACCGACCAGGCGAAGGGTCGATCGAGCCGGTTAAACGGGCGACTACAGGGAGGAACACCAGTCACAGTAGCCTTTTGGCGGACGACAGCACCAAATTCATCCATTTAACACCCAATTATACTACGAATTTAATCCTATGTCAAGCTATTTATTCCTAAAAGTATGAGTCAAACTGCGACATATTGTCGCATGATATACACCGTGAACAGAACGTGAACATAGAACAAAACGTGAACCGCGACGAAGCTCTCCGAAGCCGGAGAGAGCTTGAAAAACTTGTAAGGTGCGACATATCGTCGCAGGTAGAAAATAACACTTGACAAGTCTTGTATTATATGGGATACTATTGACTAATGTGATATCTGTTATCGGCGTAGCCCCAAGGGGATACCAGTAAGTCAACATCACGCCCGGCGAGACATTCCCGTTCACGTTTTGTTCTTTTTAATTTTTTACGTGTGAGTCAAACCCATAACGAACATCCCCCCCACACTAACCCAGGAGGCGCCAACTCAGTAAATCACAGACGATACAGGCGAACAGTTTGACTCAAACTTTCAAACCGCAACTATCTCTACATAGGAACTAAATCAAATGAAGAAGCTACTTCTTACTACTGCAGCTCTACTTGCTCTCGCGGGGGAGCCAGTTAAGGCTGACATTATCCTGTTCGGAGCAGGCGACATACTAGGCTCGTTCGTCGATGTCGGTGCATCAGGATTCGGTAACGTCAACCGAGCCTTGACTCTCCAAAACAACGGCATCGAATTCGGCGCCCATCTGTTCGGTAACGTTCTACAAGACGAAGCCATCAGCGGAGCCGACAAAGGTGGCACCCCTACTCTGGGCTCACTAAACTGGAACACCGGATTCAATGTCGGGATCGGGTTCAACTCAAACCAAACTGGCGGCACCGGCATCACACTCGACGCCATGCGGCTTACCATTTGGAATGGCTCTGGAACTGCACTTGGCTCTTTTAGCTTAGCGAACCCGCTTAACTTCTCAGCGGCAATCCTTGCCCTACAACAAGGCAATGGCAATGCTATCTTCGATTTCGAACTCGACGCTATACAACGTGCCGAGTTCAATACTATACGGGCAATGGCAGGCTCAGACAACTTCACAGTCGGACTCAGTGCCATTCTTGGCTGCGGCGTCGATGGCGCTCAGACCTTCAATGGTCCTGGTTGCATGACAACTAACGACGGAGCGGACAGCTTTGTCTTCTTCTCACAAACGGCAGTAGCAGTACCCGGACCAATCGTTGGTGCAGGAATCCCCGGCATCATCGCAGCTTGTTTCGGTATGATCGGTCTTAACTGGAAGCGTCGCAAGCGTCTCAACGTCGCATAGTTTGAGTCACACCAAATGAAAATTCGCATCCCGTTGTTTTTAATTAAACTTCGGGATGCGTTCGATGACTTCGTAAACATCCCACTAATTTACGACATTCGTATCATTGACATCATACTAGTTTTTATCGGCGTCAGCATGATACTTTATTATTATTACACCAGCGGTTTAATAGCATCACTTGAATCTTTCGTTGCAGTCATACTCGTATTAATAATGGGAATACTACTCTTTCCCCGCTAAGACGAGAGAAACCGCAAGGTATAACCCAACCGGAACGAGAGAGTAAAAGGCATTTAACCTCTCCTTCTTTACCTCGACATGTTCAAGCCGGAGCTACTCCCCGCCGTAAGGCACGGTAGTAGCTCCGGCTCTTCATTTATAGGATGGTTCCTCCACCTATAGGATCGCGCCTACACAGTTTGACTCATACTCGCGCCTTATTGGCAATTTCTTCAGCAATATTGGCAATTTCTTCAGCAATGCTCGCGCCAATGGCAAAAGCAACAACGCCACACCTCGCTTCGCTCGCCCGCACTCGGGGCCTAGGAATACAGTCCCCCTCTTTGGAAAAGGGGGCGGATGGTGCCTACGGAATAGGCCTATCAGAGAAACTTACCGCAAAAACTGCGCGCAATGGTTGTATTTTAGGATTTGATTCCTAGAAATGAGTCAAACTGCGGTGATTTTGTGGTTTTAAAAGGATTTTATTCCTAAAATTTGAGGCCATTTTATAGGCCTATTCCGCTCCGGAAGCGGCACGTGCCTACCAAAACGTTAGGACTATAATCACATAGATAGCCCATGGTGTGACTCAATCCCTATAGGACTATGTGCAGGTATAGGCAGGACTATGATAGGATGTTTCCGTGCCTATCGGCGCAGGACACAGCCTAGGTAGATAGGTAGGGTTTAACTGCCCTATAGGGCTTTCTCGCGACTCGTGAGTCTCGATAGGAGGAATTAATACCTGCGCTAGTCCTATTACTAGGATCGAGGTGCGGCGCCCTGTCGCAGTGTGAGTCAAACTTAGGTGTTGCATGGTGCCTAGGACGTGCTATGTTGGTTTTAACGGAAAGCGAGGTGACGCACTGATGGATTTCTGCAAGGGGTTCGCGCCCTAACGTATGAACGGGAAAGCGCGCACTCAGATTAGAGCGTATTGGGTATTGGTCGCCCCTTATGCCGTGCATCGATACAGCACGGCATAAGGGGCAATCATGCCCGATAAGACGAAAGAGGCGAACATGTCTAAGTTTCTATTTGGTGCTGCTATCGCTATTTCTACCCTGTACGGGTTTGCAGCGTTCGGCCAAGACTTCCAGAGCACCTGGGACAAGGAAGGCACTACTTCCAAGTCCACGGTGTCAGGCGGTCCTAGCAAGCAAGCTTTGTGCGGGTATGAATGGCGCATGGCTAAGATTGCTAATCCCGGCATGGCGAAAGATCGTGCAGCATGGGTCAATTACATGCACGAACACTGCGGCATGAAGGGCAAGACGCGCAATGACGATGCTTTGAAGGGTTACATCGGAGAGCACCCCGATTGGCGCGGTGAAGTTGACGACATTGGAAACGCAACGAAGATCGCAAAGGGTCGAAAGAAGTTTTTCGACGATTGCGAGGCGAATTGCGGCTAACGTAGGCAAGCCAAGGCAGTGTGAGTTACACTGCCTTGGCTCTTTCCAATGGAGGTTAAGGCAATGCAAGCGAAAGAAGCAAAACGCTATTGGACGGGTGACGTTGGTCCGAAAGACGACGTTGGCGACACTATCGAAGATGTATTCATCGATGGTGCGACAACGCTCGGACCTTGGGCCATAATGACGCCTAAGACACATAGGCGCATTGGTAAGGGTATCGGCCAAGGCTTAGGGCAGAAGTACAAACGCCAGCCTGACGGCAAATGGCTCAAGGTGGAGGGTTAAGGCAATGTCTGGAATACTGATAACGAAGCTTGTGCGCCATGTAGAGCCTATCAATATCGATGGTATGACAGTCAATTCGGTAACGATTGGGCATGTAATTGATGAAATGATTGGTATGGCGCTTCATAAGGGTGAGGAGGTTCATTCAATTGAACTTCGAATATCACCAGAAGACTGGATTACAATGGTTCGGGGGTTCAATCCAGATAAGGCAAGTCCAGCAAAGCCTAAGCGATAAGACTGAGTGGCATAATGCGGCGAGAGTAAGCATTGTGCCACTTGGCCTTGTCACTGACAAGGGTGCGACAATATGTCACATTGATATACTGTGATATATGTGGCATAATTGCAACACTGTGGCCATTCGGTCACGGTGCAATCTGTTCAGTGTGTGTAAGTTTGACTCACACTGAGCAACACAAGGCAACGGGTTTAATAATGAACACGTTGATGAAATGGGCCAAGGTCATAGAAGACCAAGGCAAAGCAACACAAAGGGACGACAAAACAATGGCCAATACGCAAACGAATGCAAAACCTACCCGTAAACCTGTTATGGCAAGAGGCGGTCCGATTAAAGGCAAAGGCGAGGTTGCTGCTGCTTTAGTCGGGCAAGGGTCAATCGTGGTTAAGAAATCGGCATGTAGCCTCGATCTTGGCCCGTCAATTGTTTCCCAATGGGCGACCGATGAAAGGCGCAAGTCCGAGATTACATCGGAACTAAACTTAATCACCGGAACCAAACGCCGCGACTTGATAACTCAGTTGACGCTGGGCATCGTCAAAGCGGCAAAGGGTGACGATACGATTGACCTATCGTTGGCTTTCAGCGGTGACCCGAAGCAGCAGGGCAAGCTTAACAACTTGCTCGGCATTGCTTTGGGCTTTCGTACTGTGGTGACGAGTGCGCCAGATAAAACTGGCGTTTCTTACGACACTGTGGTTTCCGCGCCGGCGGTTAAGGAGTTTTTCCCAATGCCGGGAGAGACTGAGGCTAACACAACGGACTATCGCCAGAAGTTGAACTTTTCTAAGAACTTCCTTGCACAGTTGAAAAAGTGTGCAGGCGCCGCGCAAGCCATCATCGACCAAGACGTGGAAGCGCATTATGATAAGAAGCTCGGCACGATGGTGATTAGTGGACCGGCCGTTAAGAAGCGGTTCGGACAAGAAAGTGTTGTCATCAACGAAGCTAAGTCGATTGGCGAAGGCAATGCCAAGGTGGAGTTGAACGAAAAGCCATCGTTTCAAGCCTTGGCAGTTTGGGGCGGTGAAACAGTCGGCGCTGATAACAAGGCGTCGGCGGCTGGAACCCCCGGGTCGCGTGGCACAAAACCCGGGACTATTGCGGGTGGGCAGGTTAAAGCAGCGGAGGAAAAGCTTAAGACAACTAAGCCGGACGCCGCTGTGGTGTCAGTGTGCAAAATCTTGGTGAGTGCAATCGAGAAATACGAACGCGAAATCACTGAGGAAATGGAAATTGCGTTTTCGAGCGTAACGAACGCGATTGACGTAGCACTGGGCGAAGGCAACGCAGAGTAGGTAAACGACTGCGCGGGTGTGAGTCAAACTCACACCCGCGCCATTCTTTTAAACGCGGGGTTGGTGCGTGACTCAGATGAATATCAATCAGGTTGCTAGCGATGTCGTAAAGGGTTTGCAGAGTGCACCGTTGCTGCTAGGGGTGATAGTTCTCAATATCGTTATGGTGAGTGCCGCGACCTATTTCTTGATTAGGTTCGGCGAAGCTAATTCGGCACGCATTGAGCTTATTCTAAAGAGTTGCTTGCCGTCGCCGCCGACATAGCAGAGACAACAAGCAGGAATCGGCTCGTCAAAAATGGAGACAGTCATGTTGACGAATGATGAATACAACGAGGCCATGAAGTTGCTTGCACGATTGGCCGAGCTACTGCGCAACGCCAATGGGGACAACAAGCAGGGTGTGAGTCAAACCGAAGCTGCGAGACAACAAGCAGAAGCTGCGAGACAACAAGCTGAAAGCACAATTCCATCGCTTAGCAAAGCGCGACAGCATTGGCACGACACGTCTAGGCCACTCGACGAGATTGGCAAGTAGCAAGCGAGTGTGCCATCACCAATCGACGGCAAACGATAAAGGATGCAAAATGACCAATTTCAAAAGCGATCTAATTGACGTGCTAGTTGAGAAGCACGCAGAGACAGAAAAGGCAGTTCTTGTGTCCGAAACAGGAGACAAGGACGACGCTGAATGGCTCCCCAAAAGCCAGATTGAAATCGAGCCATCAACGAAAAAAGGACAATTTACAGTCACAATGCCTGAGTGGCTAGCAAAAGAGAAAGGTTTCGTATGACTCAAACCAGGCCGAAAACGTGGAGATGGACCCCCACAAGTGACGTGATTATGCTCCGTTTGCGTAGTGCGTATGCAGACGGAGCAGTCATGATTGTGCCGTTGTCACAAGATGGTCGCGATTGGGTAGAAAATAAGCTCGACCCTGTGGACGTAGGGACGCTACACCGTGTAGAAGGGAGCATAGAAGCGATGGCAGCAGTCATGCGACAGGATGGATTAGTGGTAGAAGTGAGAGGTTAGCAAACAAGAGTGCGTCAAAATGTCGCATGGTGATATATTTCGCTTGACAAGTGATATATAATATGATATACTATCACGTTTGCTTCACCAGAGGAGGGCCAGCAAGGCTTCGGTTCGGTATGACTCAAACTCGAATGTCAGCTTTTGAAGCTCTACGTAGCTTGATAGACCTAACGAAAATGGTAAGTGAATTAGAGAACGGAGATGAACTCAGCCTGACAAGAGCAA